ATGAATATAATGCACCAACTCAAGTTGGTGATTGTGGTTCCATAATTGGCTTGTATAATAATCGTATGGAACGTAATCTTATTGGTATGCATATTGCTGGTACTAACCAGGAATATGGTTATGCTTGTCCATTGACTCAAGAATTGATTGATGACGCATGTGAAAAATTAATTGGAAAAGATTTTCGCAATATTAGTGCGCAGTTTTATTATGAAATGCCTAAGAATGTTGATCCAACTATCGAACCAGTGATACCTGATGGTTTATTTTGTCCTCTTGGCAAAGCTGATAAGAAGGTTGGTCAAGCCACTAAGACTGCTATAATTCCATCATGTATTCAAGGTGAATTGTCTGAACCATTTATGAAACCTGCGTTATTGAAACCTACTATGATTGATGGTGTTTTACATGACCCATTGTTGAAAGGTTTAAAGAAGTGTGGTGTTGATACAGCAGTTTTAACTGATGAAGAAGTTAAATCAGCTGCTATGGATGTGGCTCAGTTGGTCTTGACTCAAACAAACAGCATGATAGATCGTACAAAGTACCAGCGAATTCTTACTTATGAAGAAGCCGTTCGAGGTACACTTGATGACGATTTTATGAAAGCTGTTAATCGCACTACATCTCCGGGTTACCCTTATTCTTTGCAGAATAAAGGTAAACCAGGTAAAACGCGATGGATGGGTAAAGATGAGAAATTTGATTTCGAAAGTATGGAAGCACAACAATTGCGTGCGGATGTTGATGAGTTGATTGAGGATTGTCGCATTGGGAAAATTTCCAATGTTTTCTTCGTTGACACTTTGAAAGATGAACGTCGTGAAAAGGCTAAAGTAGACGTGGGTAAAACGCGCGTGTTCTCAGCTGGTCCACAACATTTTGTTGTGGCGTTTCGTAAATACTTTCTTCCATTTGCTGCTTGGTTGATGCATAATCGTATTGATAACGAAGTTGCTGTTGGTTCAAATCCTTATTCTTTGGATTGGGAGCGAATTGCCAAACGTTTGAAATCAAAAGGAAAACATGTTATTGC